CAGAGGCGCTCCTGAGGCACTCCTGAGCATTGGGAGAGGGTTGCTACGATATCACTGACTATGACGCTTATAAGGATTATCTGCTTCTTATCTGGTTTCTTCTTTCCGAAGATAAAATTAAACATAAAAAAAGAGGAGTAGCAACCGCTCTCCTCTATTTATTATTCTATTTTATCAAACCTCTACCGTGATCAGTTTGGAAGCATACTGATGAGCATACGAAGTGCGGGCACCATGAATGCCCCAACCAATCCAACTATACGCATAGTTCATGTAACGGTCGATAGACTTACCAGGAGTTTTCATCCTGTCTTCGATACGTTGCCATTGAACCTCAGTCGTTAGATAACGAAGTTGCGTGTGAAGTTCTGATGGAGAACCACCATACTTCTTAGCAAAATCACCCAATCCATAATAACGGTTGGCAGATGTCCATTGGATCAGTCCATAACCGCCGTAGCAGCTATGCCAACTGGTCCTACTACCACCTTCGCAGATATTAGGCACGAACATAGATTCTTGCTTAATATTGCCCAGGATAGTAGCAAGGGCGTTTCTGTCTCTAATACCACGATCCTGGAAGTATGCCAGGGTAGCATTCTCATGTTCATTACACCCTTTACAAATTAGCCTTTTCTCTTTTGGCATTGGTGTTGGTGCAACCTCTAGGATTGCTGTCTTCTCAGGTTCAAACTCTTTAATAATTGAATAAGGTTTCTCCACTGGCGGAGGGGGACCTTGCAGTTTATAACTAGAGAATGGCAGTGTTGCCGTATTGGTTGTAACCATCGCCACTAGAGGAACGGCTACAGTAAAGAAGTTTAGCATTAAAATTAATTGAACTCTACATCCGTATAGAGAAAGGGGTAGACCTTTTTCTCAAAAGGCAATCTCCACGGCTCTAAATCAACTCAAAGTCTCATTATAAAAAAACCCACCTTAAGTGGGTTTAAACATTATAAGTTTTTATTTAGGATTAGTCAAGATTGCGGTTCTATGGAAATAATTTCCAATTCACTTTCATCCGGATCAATCCATTCGTAAAATTCTGCAAGAATAGCGCGAGCGTCATCTATAGAAACATTTTTATCTGCAGCACGATCAAGAGACCACTCCCGAACATGAGCCACAATATCTTCAGTCGTCGCGTTCATAATAATCTTTTCGGAAGTATCTATTAAGTATGTTGGAATTGTAGTACCTCGGGGTTCCGTCGTCAAGTCCTTCTGTAAGGACATTGTTGAAGAAGAGTTGTCTTGTTTCTTCAAAGTTTGTTTTGCCCTTTGTTTTATGTAATGATAAAATAGTGCGCGTAAAATTCTCCCTACCATATTTTTCTATATCTTCTTTGAGTTCTGGACATGATCCGTAATATTTTTTCCAATCAGACTCTGATTTAACCTTTCTAGATTTTCCCTTCGGTGTGCGGAAACTCCAGAAATATTTTCTACCAATATAATCCCTACCAGTTTTAGTGCAATGTATATGATATACAAAACCAAAATAATCCTGTATATCACTTGAACCAAATACTTTTCCATTGTAGGTCCAAGGATTTTCATAGTCAATATCTATACTCATCAATAATATCAAGAACTTCGTTCAGATATTTATTAGCAAGTCCTTTGGCGTCCCAACTTGGTTGATCTTTATATAGTCTGTCTTTTAACTTTAATACACGAACTTTTATTTCGTCTTTAGTTAGTTGATTTTTAGGCATAAAAAAGAGGAGATTAATCTCCTCTATCTATAATTAATTAGTCATTTGCACCTAACCATTCTTTACAATAATCATAATCTCCAAACATAAATTCATCACATTCTGCTGCCTCCTTATAAGCATTCAGAATTTCTTGCTCACACCACTCATCATAATTGGAATCCTGCGAAAGTATTTTTGGTAACATCTTGTTTAATACCTCCTACAACGTAGGATTCGACTTCTGTTTCTTGTGGAGCAACTTGAAGACCTTTAGAAGAGATCCAATGTTGCGTCCAAGGGAGAGGGTTATTGTTTGCTGGGATATCATATTGTGGTTTTAGACCAATCGCCTTTAGTCTACGATTTGCAACCCATTCAACATACTGTTGTAACAACTTGTCATTAAGTCCAATCATACTTCCGTCTTTGAACAGATAATCTGCCCATTTCTTTTCCTCACTTACAGCACGATCAAACATTGCATAAGTCCACTCTTCTTCTTCCTTCATGATCTGCTTCATTTCAGGATCATCACCATCACGCCACTTATTCAGAATATTCTGAGTGATTGCTAGGTGTTGATTTTCGTCTCTTGCGATAAGACTAATAATTTTAGCGGATCCTTCCATAAGCTTAAGTTCACCAAAGGCGAAACTACAAGCAAAACTAACATAGAAGCGAATACCTTCAAGAATGTTAACGTTTGCGACTGCTCTATACAGTTTTCGTTTAACATCATTAACGGTTTCCTTTGCGTATGAAACTCCTTCAAGATTATGCATCCATGCATCGGATACACCATATTGTTGTGCAGACTGAATAAAGTCGTCATAAGACTCTGTAACGCTCTTAGCACGTTCTAGAATACGTTCATCGCCAATAATAGTGTCAAACACTTCAGAAGGATCCGAATAAACATTTTTAATGATGTAAGTATAAGAACGACTATGGATCATCTCCATAAATCCCCATACCTCCATACATGCCTCAAGTTCTGGCAAAGAACAATAAGGAATGAATGCCATACCAGGACCACGACCCTGAACAGAATCTAGCATGATCTGATACTTCAAATTAGAAGTATAGATATGCTTTTGTTCTGGACGAAGAGTTTGATAATCTCCTCTATCTTTTTGGAGGGAGACCTCCTCAGGTCTCCAGAAGTATCCAAGTTGTTGAGTTGTTAACCTATCAAAAATTGGATATTTGTAAGAATCATATCTTTGAATCCCAAGAGGTTTTCCAAAAAACATTGGTTGTTTTTTAGTATCAACTTGTTCGGTATTAAAAACCGTCATTCCTTTAATATTCGTTTGTTGTTCCTCTACGGAAGAAATTTTAAACTGCACAGGATTCACACTCTCCCTCCTCTACTGAACTTAACTCGCTTAGCAAATCTTCAAGATTGGGTTTTTCTTCTACGACTTCATCAGTCTTAATATCATAAGTGTTTTGGTAGTAAGAAGTCTTCCACCCGTACTTGTATGTAGTCAAAAAGTCATTTGCCATTACAGAAGTAGGAACTTCATTGTTGGCATAATTTTCTGGATTATACGACCAGTTTCCAGAAATCGCTTGATCGAAGAATTTTTGCATAACTGCAACAATATTAATATAACCACGATTGCTAGGCATATTCCAAAGAATCGTATAATTGTTCTTAAGTGTGTGGTATTGCGGAACAATTTGCTTGAGCGGACCTTTCTTCGATTTCTTAATGGACAAGTAATCTCTAGGTGGTTCGATTCCATTGGTTGCGTTTGACACAACGGAACTGCTCTCCGATGGCATCTGTGCGGACAATGTTGAGTGCCTGAGACCATATTCCAAGATAGACGCTCTAAGAGATTCCCAGTCATGCTGATAAGAAATGGATGAAATTTCGTCTACGTCTTTTTTATAAGTATCAATTGGAAGAATGCCATCAGCATACTTAGTACGTCCAAAGTATTCGCAGTATCCCTTTTCTTTAGCAAGTTGATTGGAAGATTTCAACAGATAATACTGAAATGACTCAGAAAGTCCGTGAACTGCATCCCATGCCTCTTGCGAATCATAGTTATATCCAAGTTTTGCCAAATAGTGGGCAAGACCAATATAACCAATACCAAGCGAACGACGGGCCTTGGTGGCGATTTCTGCAGCTTCTACGGGGTATTTTTGATAATCAATCAACTCGTCTAAACCACGAACAGAAAGATCACAAAGTTCCTCAAGTTCTTCATCAGACTTTACCTTACCAACATTAATTGCAGAGAGAATGCAAAGTGCAATTTCTCCACTTGTATCATCAATATGTTGAATAGGATCTGTAGGTAGAGTAATCTCTTGACAAAGATTACTCATATTAACTTTATCTTTAAATGAGGAATGAGAATTACAATGGTCAATGTTCATGATATAGACACGACCCGTTTCCGCACGTTCTTTGAGAAGGTTGAGAATGAGTTCTTGTGCCTTAACAGTTTTTTTCTTAATGGTCGGATCTTTTTCATATGAAACATAGAGATCGTCAAACTCAGGGAATCCAAAGCTATCATAAAGTCCAGGGACATCATGTGGGGAGAAAAGCGTAATCTCAGCATCCTGAATGAACCTCTCATAGAAGAGTTTGCTGATTTGAATACTGTAGTCAAGTTTGCGAACACGATTATCCTCCGTACCTTTATTATTCTTTAGTACAAGAATATCTTCTATTTCTTGGTGCCAGATTGGGAAGTGTACTGTCGCGGATCCACCTCGTATGCCATTTTGCGTGCAGCATCGGACAGTCGCTTCAAACTTCTTGAGAAATGGTACAACACCTGTATGTTGAACTTCTCCACCTCTGATTTTACTGTTGATCCCACGGATGCGACCAGCGTTGATACCGATCCCCGCCCTCTGTGCAACGTATCGGCCAATAGCCATATCAGAACTAAAGATACTATCGAGGGTGTCATCAACGTCAACAAGGACACAGCTAGCAAATTGTCTAAGCGGAGTTCGCACTCCCGCC